TGGTTGGGCGTGGGTCGATCCAGTCAAAGACCAAATGGCCGAACAGATGGCTGTCAGAAACGGTTTTAAATCAAGGGAACAGGTTATAGCTGAACAGGGTGGAGACATAGAAGAAATTGACACTGCGATATCTGATGGTAATGTAAGAGCAGATGAGCTTGGATTAATTTTTGATAGTGACCCGAGAAATACAGCCAAAGCCGGAACTATTCAAAGCGTTGAAGATAAAGTAATTGAAAAAAGTATTACTGAGGAAGATTAAATGAGTTTAATGCCAAAATTATCAAATCAGCCTCTTATGATCACGCGTGATTTTGCTGAAGCCCTGATCTCCACCGATCTTGAATCATTGAAAAAAGAAGCAGTTTTGTATATGCCAGACAACTCATTAACAGAAATGGCAAATCAAAATTCGACTGCAATCATTCAAGTTCACGGTCCTCTTTCACAAAATGCTGATTTTTGGGCATGGTGGTCAGGCGGTACGTCATACGACACAATCAGAAAATTATATAATGATGCTCTCCAAGATGATCAAATTGATTTGATATTATTTGACGTCAATTCACCAGGGGGGGTTGTGGCAGGTGTGTTCGATCTTGTTGATGAAATTTATGAAAGTCGGGGAAAAAAACGGACGATATCATTTATAAACGAGATGGCTTATTCGGCTGCTTACGCAATAGCCTCAGCAACTGATGAAATTTATATCCCCAGAACTGGAGGCGTGGGCTCAATCGGTGTAATATCTATGCACACGGATCGAAGTCAATATGATAAAAAACTTGGAGTAAAATATACGTCTATATTTTCAGGAGAAAAGAAAAACGATTATTCTTCGCATAACCCGTTATCGGAGAGAGCTTTTAAAGAGGCTAAAGCAGAAGTAAATGAAATATTTGATCTATTTACTGAAACTGTCGCACGAAACAGGGGGATAAGTGTAAAAAAAGTTAAAGCAATGGAAGCAGGTACATATCAGGGGGAAAACGCAATAGCAGCGGGTTTGGTCGATGCGGTCAAGTCCTACAAACAAATATTTTTACAAGGGGGTACAAAAATGACTTTATTGGAGAAGATCACAAACGCCTTTAAAGACGCCAAACCGGAAGAGATTGAAAAAGAAATGGTCAGTTTCGGTTATGTGTTAAAAGAAGGTACAGTAACAAAGCAAGAGGTTGACATCAAACTGGCAGATCAAGCCAAAACTAATGCAGCGGAAGCAGTTAAGGCGATTGAAAAAGCCAAGGTTGAGGGCGCAGACGATGCCAAAAAAACAGCGGTGTCTATTTTGGAGCTTTGTGCAGTCGCAGGAAATGAAAAACTTGGCTTGAAGCTGATTTCCGACGGAGCAACAGAAGATGAAGCTCGCAAACAGCTTATTGAGACTAAGGCAGGTGAAACAGAATTAGAGAAACAACAGATTATATCAACTGTTAATCCGCTAAATACAGGCGAAACAAACCCGTTGATTGCGGATGCAAAAAAAAGAGTGAAGGAGGCTAAATAATGGCTAACCAGTATGAAGGAACATTTTTGGATGATTTTCTGAAGTTTGAGGCAGAGAATCAATATTCAAGAGAATCAGATACCTTGCTTTCAGGGCAGGATCTCTTGATTGGAGCGGTTGTCGGAAAGATTCTCTTTTCAGTGCCAGCAACGGGAACGCTGGGTTCAGGTACAAACGGGACATGTACTTCCGTAACCGGCGGTTTAGAAACCAAAATAGGTACATACAAGGCAACTTGTACGACTGCGAATGAAGCCGCAGTTGATGGTGTCTGGAGAGTAGAGGCTCCAAATGGTGCGGTTTTGGGCGATCTGACGGTAACTGCTGGTGAATCTGGAACTGGTAGTTTTACAGACCCACAGATTAATCTAACAGTAGCATATGCAACCGGATATAGCACTATCGGCGATTACTTTAATATTGCAGTTGTGGCTGGTTCGGAAAAGCTTACCGTTCTTGATTTTACGACTGTTGATGGTTCGCAGATAGCTTACGGACTTCTGATTGATGATTACGATGCTTCCAGTGCTGACCTGGACTGCGTTGCAATAGTCAGGGATGCCGTGATTGCCAAATCTCCGATAAAATGGACGATAGTATTTACCAGCGGCGGAACACATGAGCTTGTGGCCGGTGAAACAATTACAGGCGCAACCAGCACAACTATCACAGCAAGAGTATGTGAAGTTAATCTGGCCAGCGGCACATGGGCAGGGGGCGATGCGGCCGGTACTATTGTTGTTGATCAATTTACAGGAGACTTTGCAGCCGAAAACATAAAAATAAGCGGCGGAACCGATGACGCGACCGTTGCAGCAACCGATACAGCAACTGCCTATGATGAACTCAAAGCGGTTGGGATTATTACAAGAGAGGAGGCATAATCATGATAGATCCTTTTAAAACAGACGCTTTTAACATGGTAGCATTGACAAAATCAATTAATATTCTTCCCAATAATTACGGTAAAGTCCGGGAAATGGGCTTGATGCCATTCAAGGGGCAGAGAGTGCGCTCAATTATTGTCGAGGAAAAAAATGGAGTTCTTAATCTCCTTCCAACAATGCCTCCGGGGTCGCCTGGCTCAGTAGGAAAAACAGGAAAAAGAACTGTGCGGAGTTTTACTGTTCCGCACATTCCGCATGATGACGCTATTCTGCCGGAGGCTTATGAGGGCATTCGGTCTTTCGGGCAGGAAAATGAACTTGTCGCAGTTGCACAAGTCGTGAATGATAAGCTTCAGACCATGCGAAATAAACATGCCATAACTCTTGAGCATTTGCGTATGGGTGCACTCAAGGGTGTTATTTTGGACGCTGATGGTTCAACTATTTACAATCTGTATACAGAGTTTGGTATCACAAAAAAAGTGGTTGATTTTGTACTTGGCACAGACGGAACAGAAATCTCAACTAAATGTCGGGAAGTTGTTAGGCATATTGAGCAAAATCTTAAAGGCGAAGTGATGTCAAAAGTCCATTGCCTGGTTGATGAAAGTTTTTTTGATAAGTTAATAACTCATCCTCTTGTAAAAGAAGCTTATGCCAATTGGTCTGCCGCTGCCGATATGCTTGCCGGTGATAAGCGAAAAGGTTTTACTTTTGGCGGCATTACTTTTGAGGAATATGTTGGCACTGCAACCGATGTAGACGGAACGGCACGCAAGTTTATCGCTAATGATTATGGTCATGCCTTCCCGATTGGCACTATGGGAACATTTGAAACAATCCTTGCGCCTGCTGATTTTGTTGAAACTACAAACACGCTGGGGATAGAATTGTATGCAAAACAGGAAGAACGTAAATTCGGACGAGGTGTTGATCTGCACACTCAGAGCAACCCACTCCCGATTTGTTACCGTCCTGCAGTTTTGGTAGAAGTTAAAACTTCAAATTAGGCTTTAATAGGTTTGCGAAATGGCAACAAACCCAATTGAGCGGGCGATGGATGATTTGTCCGCTCGGTTTAACATAAATTTATTTGCTGAAACTATTGTCTATACGAACAAAAGTGGAGTTGAAAAAGATGTTCCGGCTCATATAAATCGGGACGGTCCGTTTCAAGAAATTTATGTTCGTGGGGAGAATACTGCAACATGTGAAATCGAAGTTTTAATATCAGATGTTCCAGATCCTCAGTATGGCGAAACTTTTACTTTTGATGGGTATATTTGGGAATTTAATCCAATGCTGGGAATTATGCACAAAGATAGTCATTTTTTACAAATAGCTTTGGAGCGTGAAATGTCATGATTAATATAAAAATTGATGACAGTCAAATAATGGATTTTGTAAAAAAGTCTCCAAAACGTGCAAAATGGGCATCTTCCGAAGCATTGAAAATGGCTGGTGGTCATTACAGAGGGAAGTTGAGAAAATTTATCGAAAATGGTGGCGAAAACTGGCAAGCGTTATCACCTGTTACACGAAAAATTAAACAAAAACAAGGGATTAAGCATTTAACTCCTTTATATGGTCTTGGGCAGTTTGTACGTTTCAGGTACGGCACAAGAAAAGGTGTTCAAAGAGTAACGCTTGGTTTTTTAACTGCAAAAATTGCAAGAGTTGCAAGGGTTGTGCAGTACGGTAGAAAAAGAAAAGTCACGCCTTCTTTAAGAAAGTTTTATCATGCGATGGGCATTCATCTGAAGAAAAGCACAAAATATATTAATGTTCCAGCAAGACCGATAATGATCCCATTTTGGAGCAAGCACAAAAAAGCAGTGGGAACGTATATTGAAAAACGATTTTTTGAAAAGTTTTTTTCTAAAGAAAAATCAAGGATTAAAATATGAAATTAACAGGAAAAAACGGCAAGTTAAGAATTTATGACGGTTCTAAAATCTTGCATGGTGAAGCGCCTTTGGCGAGCAGAACCATTGATGTTGTAAAGTTTGATGGTATCACAACTTATAGTAATATTACTTCTGATGTTTCAACAGATGATGCCTCTTTTGCGGCTGCATTTATTGCTGACAATGATGATGCTGTTTTTATCGGGTCAACTTCTAAATTCGCCATGGTGAAATTTTTAAGAGGTGCGGGTGCAAACTTTGCAGACGGTTCAGGGGCTTTGATAGCGAGTTATTACAACGGTTCTAACTTTGATACTGTTCTTGCAGGAGTAGAAGACGGGACAGAAAGCGGGGGCGATTGCTTTGCTCAGGACGGGAATATATCGTTTAAGATTCCCGCAAATTGGGCAATGGGTGGTCTGGCAGCACTGGATTCAAACAAATACTACATAAAATTAATGACTGCAACAAGTGCAACCACTGATCCTGATGCAGACGTACTTTGTCCAGTTGACGCACAATATTTTGAAATTGCGTTTTCAGGCATGGACTTTTCAGCTCCGGCTGGCAGAGCGAAAACAGAAGAAATCCTTGTGCTGAACAGAAATAAATCTGACTCAAATGCTCATTATATAGAAGGCGCAGACAATACTATCTTTGAGCCGGTTGAACTATCAAACTCATGCCTGCTTGATGATACCGTCAACAATCCTGAATTGTTCTTAGCCCTTGAATGCGATGATGTTGGTAGTACTTACTGGACAGAAACAGGAACAACAACAAAAGGTTTGTCAAAGAATGACGGCACAAATCTAAACCCTTCTTTCCAGGACAGCACAAAAAAAACAGTGACAATTCAGATGTTGTTTGAGGGCAGTTCAAAAAAATATGGATGGGCATATTATGAAACATTTTTCCCAAAAGAAAATCAAAAAGTAAATGAGGCAGAGGATGGCGTTACATTAGCAATGGCTGGCGGGTGCTATGGAGTAATTGAAAAAATAACAGATTTTGGAAGCAGATATTAGAAACATCTCCGCAAACCCTTTATCTATATGTGTTTGCGGGGCGGCTTAGCGAGAGGCCGTATAAGCACACTTTATTAAAAAGGAATACTAATGTATGCCTTTTTAAAAGGAGAAATTAACTTATGAGTAAATTCACGAACAAAAAAGGCAAATTAAGATTATATGATGGAACGGCGACACCTTTTTATCTTGAACTTGATTTTGATTTGGGGGACTTTTCGGGGCCGTTAGGCATTCCAAAAACGGAGGAAACTTTGGTTCTTAACAGAGGCGTTTCAGACTCAGACGCTCATTATGTAGAGGGTAGCGATGAAGTAATACTTGAACCATTCGATATTACTTTTTCAGCCTTTGTGGTTGATAAAACACAGTGCGGATATCTGCTTGACTGGATAGAGGCCATGCAGGATGGTGGAGGCTCTCCGGATGTTAACTCCAATACTCTTGCGACAACCAAGGGCGATACAAACAGGGACGGTTCTAACGCATCACCTGCATTTGCAGACAGTACCAAAATGACCTGCAACTGTGAGTATTTGCTTGATGGTGCAACGGATATTGCCTGGCATTATAACGAGGTTTGGTTCCCGATTGATCAACAGTCGATATCAGAAGCAGGGGATGGTGTCACGGTGTCATTAACTGGCAAGGTATATGGCACAGTTGTAAGAGATACTGCCTTTACTTCAGGCGCAACAGTAGAATAAAGGGAAAATATGAAACGAATATCAGAACTAATTGAGGGCGCAAGCATTTTTGAAAGTTCCGGCTTTTCTACAATAAAAATCACAAAAGACGGTGTATCAGAACTGGTTGAATTGCCGATAAAATCCACAGGCGTGGCAGAGTATCAAGAAAAGCTAAGAAGTGATGCACCTAAACCGCCAGTCAGAAAAGAATTAATAAAAAAGAACTCAAAGGAAGGCAAGGAGTTGGGCATTCCTCATGATAGGATGCTGCAAGTGTTTGATACAACAGACGAAGCTTATATCGACAAGCTCGGCAAGCACGAACAAGATTTTATATGGCAGGTAATTGTTTTTGCATTGGATATTATTTGGAAGAAAAAAGACGGCAGCACTGTAAACACTTTTGATGAAAAACGAGCAATCTTAAAATCAACAGGCATAACAAGTGCGCATAGTGAGCAGATTTTCAAGGATGTTCAGGGTCTTACACAGATTGCGGAGGGTGAGGAGGATTTTTTGTCCGACAAATGATAGGATTGACAGATAAAGTCCTATCAAAAATAAATAAAAAAAAATCAGAAGAAGATCCTCCTACCTTATTATATCAGAACATTAGCACCATGAAGGAGTTTAAAATCACTCCTGGAAAATGGTCTAATTTATCACGAATCGATAAAAAAGTTTTATATTATTACAGAGTAATGGAAAGCTACTACATCGAGCAAGTTAACGAAAAACACAGCAAAGATATAAAAAAAGAACAGATGAAGCAAGAATTTTTAAATAAATTACCGGCACAGAATACAAGGCGGGGGCGGTAGTGAAAAAAGAAACTAAAGTAATCATATCGGCGGAAACTTCTAAGTACGAGCGTGGCATGCGGGATATGCAGCGTGTTTCCCGTAAGGCTACACGGGTGGTTGCTTTACAATTCGCTGCTTTAACCGCTGCCACCGGCGGCTTTGCGATGTTAATTGCAAAAGGATTTAAAGACGCATTTTCCTCCGTTGAAGACTACCGGATGTCAACGGCTTCGCTTGCGTCAACGATTACCTCTTTTTCAAAAAATGCCAGCAAGGATTTATCGGGAATATATAAACAAGCTTATGAATATTCTGAACAGTTAGTTTTAAAAATGGAGGAATGGAATGCTAAAACGGTTGCTACAGGCAAGAATTTAACAGCAATGGCAGAGACTTTAGCACAAAACGGAATATTATTAGATTTAAACAATAAAAAACAAGAAAAGGGTTTTCTTGCGATTGCTAATGCCCTTGCGCTTATGACGCAAGGGCAAAATCAGGATATTCAGTTTAGACAGGAAATTAGAGGACTGGCAAAAGGTGAAATCAAAGCCACTAATTTACTTGCAAAATTACTTTCTGAAAGGATCGGGGGCGAATTAAAAAAGCATGTTGAATTATGGAAAAAAGAAGGAACTTTAATTGAAAACGCAGGGGCATTATTAGACGGTTTTCAAGAAGGTGCAAAAGATCTGCAAAATACCTGGCAGGCGGTTGGAACAACTTTAGCAACTATTTACAATAGGATTTTGCGTGGCGTTTTTGAAAAAAAATATGAAAGCATAATAGAGACGGGTAAAAAAATATCATTGTTTGTAATGAACAATGAGCAAGAAATTAAACAAGCAATATTAACAATAATTGATAGCTTTAAATTGTTGGGAAAAATAGCTTTAGCAACAATCCCTTTAATAATTATACAATTCAACATGTTAACTGGCGCAATCGGTTTATCACAAAAAGCATTGCTCACTTTCCGGATGTCATTTTTAACAGTTAATGCACAGGCTGCAATTTTTTCAGGCACTTTGATTGCTCTTAAGGCTTCAGCATTAGTCCTTTTTGCTGCTTTTGTTGGCTGGGAAATTGGCAAATATTTGTATGATAATTTTGAAAGTGCACGGCTTGCAGGATTGGCAATGATTGACGGATTAATAAAAAGTTGGATTCATTTTAAATATTTTTTTAAAAGTTCAGGCAATGTTTTAAAAAATATTTGGTGGGGCTCAATTAAATATATGAGAGATAAATGGACAGACTTTTTGGAAATGATTGCAAACGGGGCTAAACATATTCCTATCTTAAAACAAATATCTGAACCCTTGTTGGCATCTGTAGAAATTTTAAGAAAAGGCACAGCCGCAGGGTTTAATTATGCCGAGCAAAGCAAGAAAATAGCTGAATCCAAAAAAGCCGAGCTGAAAACTCATGAAGCAATCATTGAATCAATAAGAAAAGAATCGGTTGCATATCAAGAAGTCAAAAGCCCTAAACAAATAGTTAAAGCACCTGAACAAATAAAGAAAAAGATTGAGAACAAAGAAGAGCAAAATTATAACAAAATGATGGAAGGAATAAGACAGAAATATTATGATCAAATATTCGACGAAATAAAAGCAGCGGAAGAAAAAAAGCTTGAAATTAAAAAATCTTTCAACGAGCAATATGCGGAGCTTGGGAAGTCAATCTTTGATATTGAACGGGACAAACTAAATAGACAGATTGAATTATGGGAAGGCGCAGGAGTAAAACAAACACAAATTGCACAATTAACATCTGCTAAATTAAAACAAATAACACTTGCAGAGCAGCAAGCAAAATTAGCAATATATAGTAACATAGCTGGGCAAATTGCCGGAACATTTATGCAGATTGCACAAGCCGGAGGCAAACAAAGCAAAAAAGCTTTTATTATGTATAAAGCTTTTGCAATAGCTCAAGCCGGTATACAGGCAACAATGGCGATTCTGAACACTCTTGCAAGCCCTCTTCTACCTGCACCTACAAATGTGATAATGGCAAGTGTTATTGGGGCGATGGCAGCGGCACAAATTGCCATGATAGCTTCCGCTCAACCACCGTCTTATGATCAAGGTGGAATTTCAAACGCTAAAGGGGTTTATCAGACTGGCAATATTGCAGAGGCTCATATTCCTATACCGTCCGGCGGAAAAATACCGGTTCAAGTAAATCAGCAAAAACAGCCAATGCAAATTATTCTTAATAATCCAACTTTTCAGGATATTGAAACACAGCAGCAAGTCATGGCGCAGATTGCTGAGTTTGTGACGGAAAGAGTTGCCCCTGGCGCAGTGGTAGAAAATTATAATAATGATGGAATTGTCAGGCAAATGACAAAAAGTGGATATTAAGACATGGCAAATTTTACGTTAACTCCGACCTGGGCATACCCTGAAGAACCTGAGTTTCATAATGTTATAACTGAATCTGAATCCATGAAAAAGGATTATCAGAATATTTCAACCACAGCGGTGCAAAGATTTGTTTTTGAATTTATTGGCTTATCGGACGCAAATTTTAAAACTCTTTACGATCATTATAATGGGGAATATGGCAGCTATGCCCTTTTTAACTGGCTTAACGCAAATATACCTGATTATTTAAAAACATTGCTGGGTATTACTTCTGAAAATTTATCAGGTAGGTGGGTTGAGGGTTCTTTTTCGTTTAAACTAAAATCCCATAGCTGGGATGCTAAAATAATATTCGAGAAAAATAATTAATGAAAGAATTAGATGCAAACATAATAACACAGATTAATGCACAAGGCAGGAAGCCCGTTGCATTAATTGAATTATATCTTGGTGGGGTGACGTTACGATATGCCGCCAATATTGATAATATAATATTTCCTTATTCCGGAGGAAATACTTACACAGCAAAAGCAATTGATATCGGAGATGTTTCACAAACTCTTGAAGGACAAATCGGCAAGATAACTATAAAGCTGGATAACACAGCGAAGGACATGTTTGCCTATGTCAATAACAATGTTTTTCAAGGCAAAAAACTTGTAATAAAAAGAGTCTTTCTTGACAGTAATAATCATGCGCCAGCAGCCTCAACGGAATATATAGAAGTTTTTTCAGGCACAATGGATCAGCCGAGGGAAATTTCCAGAAATTGGGTAACAGTTTCAGCCCATGAAGGGAAACCACTCCCCACCAGGATGATCCAAGATATGTACGAAAAACAATGCCAACACGCCTTTGGTGACGCTCAATGTAATAAAGACGGTTATGCAAACCTTGCAGCATTAACAGCATCAGGGACGGCAGATTCAGGGACGACAAGCACGCTGGTCGATTCAATATTGACACAGGCTGATGATTACTGGAATTATGGGGCAATCGAAATAACAAAAAGCGGCACAACATATAAAAGAAAAGTAAAAAGTTTTGTAGCGTCTACTGATACAATTACTTTTGATCTTGCTTTGCCTGTTGTGGTTGATGCTACTTGCACATTCCAAGTCTGGAAGGGATGTCCGAAATCAT